TTATTGTAATGAAAAATGCTCATCTACAGTAAAAGTAATAAATGACGTACCAAAACTGAAACTGATGTCAGTTTGTACGTCATTTTTATAGCTGGATTTACCTAAATATGGTTCACTATCGTAGTGACAATACAACAGTGTATCTTGAATAGGAACAAAACGTTCGAAGCGACCTTTTGTGTTTCGAATGCGGATGACTTTTTGCTCCCAAATGATATCTGTTGTTTTTATACCCACCAGTTCATTTACTCGAACTCCCGTTTCTAACAGCAACATCATAATCGTATAATCCCTTAAACCTACAAACGTGCGAAGGTCGCACGCTTTAAATAACGCCTTTATCTGCTGGTTATCAAATGTTTCTACAATCCTTTTTCTATCCTTCAGCAATTTGATGTCTTTCATCGGATTGCTTTTTATGAGATTTCGTCCTTCCAAAAAGTTAAAAAACGCCCTCATGGCTCGCAAACGGGAATTGATACTGACTGTCTTAAGACCTTTTTCTCTCATGTACATAATGACATTTCGCTTAATGGTTTCTCCTGTCCATTCACTTACACGTAATTCGATTTCTTGCTCTTTCAGCAATTTTATAAATGCGTTTAACTCGCTGCGATAATATTTAATCGTATGTTCCCTTAAATTCCTCAATTCGCAATCCTCAATAAATATCTCTAACAATTCCTCAAATGTGTATTCAATTTCTCCAATGTCGTCAGATATTAACAACAACTCTTCACGACTCAGCTCTCCTCTTCTTCCTCTCTTGCTCTTTCTCTGCAATTTTCTCTCATTTTCTATTTTTTTCATTTTCCATTTCACCTCACCGAACACGATTAGTCGCACACGATTTTTCTTACTCGAATCGTATTCGGTAAAAATAAAGAAAGGGTTCCCACATTCGTGAGAACCCTTGATCCTAAAGCCTTCTCCCTATTTTCGATGCCGATGGTGGGAGTCGAACCCACACGGGCAAAGCCCACACGATTTTGAGTCGTGCTAAAAATGGCACTTAATGGGATATATTTAAAACTACCGATGTATCAATAGTTTTCCTGCAACATTTTTTCTGATTCAAAAAATTACTCATACGACTTTAATTTTTCTTACAATATATCATACATAATTTATCCCCTTTTTTCAATATTAATTTTTAAACAACAGCTGTTTCACATTTCAAAATTATCAATCCTGTTTTCGTATAGTTTATATGAACAACCTTATACCGATAACCTGCAATATTATAAACATCATTCAATTTTATCTTTCTTGTATACTCATTATCTTGCAACGTCACAAAAATTTCACTATCAGACGTTCTAATTTGACCGCCATCAATTACAATTTTTTCTTGTTCAACAATACAAGGAAAATCGTCATATATCGGATCAGTAGTTTCATATATTTCTTCCCCCCACGGAGTTGTGCCAACAAGAATTTGTTGCCCTTCTTTAACCATAATTCTTATTGTATGCGTACATTTTCGCATTAATGCTTTATTATAAACTTTCTCTTCCGTCACATCAGATATAATAAGATAGTTTTTTTCATTGTGTAGAATTAAATTTCCACGTTGAATGTTAGAAAGAGTATAAATATATTTATCTTCATAATCGCCGATTTTTGCATTATTTACAATTGCTTTTTGTTCAACATTATCTATCGTAACCGTTTCCCCGATTGAATCTAAAAGGAATTGAAAATCGGAAGCGTCAAAAGCGAAAGGATTCATTTTTAAACCTCCTTATCATGTCGCCAAAAAAGCGAACTCATAGTAACATCATGTCATCATGTATATTTTGAAGTAACATCATAAAAAAGGGAACAAATAATGCTCCCTCTTATGAATTGAAAAGCATAAATACGTTTCCTGTTTGCTCTTCTTCATCTGTTTTCATGCTGCGAATTTTCCGCTCTAATTGATCTATACGTGCAAGAAGATTTTCATGAAAGTCAGTAACGGTCATATCGTCAAGTTTGTATGTTTTCATTAAAGAAGGATTGTTAGCTATTGATTCAAGAATGGAAAGTGCAGTTTTATAAATGTTTCGTTTTGCAGTTGCTGATTGAGGATTATATTCATCATGGGCTTTTAAGCCGCTTTCTTCTAAATATACCGCTAATTCGTTTTGATCTAAATCAATACCTTTTATTTCTAAAAGCAACCGCTGAAGATTTGTCATATTTATCATTTCCTTTCATTTTATTTTTATGGAATGGGTAATCATAGGCAAAGCGTATTTCTATTCAATAGAAACGTTCAATATTTCATCTATGTTTAAAAAACGTTGATTTATAAGCATTTTTGTAATGTACAGTGAATGTGCGAAAAGTATTGAAAAATCAACGTTTTTGGAGGGTAGGGAATTAAAAGAAGTCGTCCGATTTTCAGCGACAAGCGTTAGGTCATCCGAAATTGAAAATTTTTTCGTGGGTGTGTAAAATGACTTGCTACGGGCAAATTTTGGCAATTAGGGGTACTTTTTTATGCATTTTCAGTTGCATATCAATGTATATGATATACATTTTCAGTTTACATAATTCTAATTATTTGCAGTTAATACATTTCAAAAACATTGATGTATAGGCATTTTAACAACTTCCGATTTTATTGTTTTATGCAATTTTTATACATTGTTGATTTTTCAAGGTTTTCAGCATTTCCCCGATCATTATTTCCAATCATTTTTTGCATAAAATCTTGCATAAAAATTTGATTTTATTGTAAGTAAATTTGTCTATCTATACGCATAACAAGCCCATTTTTTGACTTAACCGCCTGCCCTGCCCTGCAACTTTTTTATTTTTTAATTGGCTTTTTGCGCCTATACATAACAGGCGCGAGCAGGCGGATATATTACTGTCAAGTATTTTTACTTGACACATCTACATTTTCATTAAACACAACATCTTGTGTCTTGTTATCAACTCCACTACTATATATAGTGTCATTTTCTTCCTTCAATCTCATAAGTTCCTGCTGCACATCATTTACATAAGGATTCTGTTCCAACATCGTTTGTAAACTCAATCCACCAATTTCACGCAACTTTTTCATATTCTCAATAACTTCCTTATCATTTGAAGGCAATTGATAACTAAACACAAGTCCTAACGAATCAAATTCCTCATCAGTAAATGTTACCCCTTTATATGAAAGCAATCGTCTAATCTTCTCAAATCTTTGCTCAATACCTTCTCTTATATATTGCTCATTCTGTCCTGCCTTCATTAACGCCATTTGATACAAGATTCTAACTGCTTCCGTACTCACATTACTTATATCTGTACGCCCTACTGCGATCGCAGGCAAATGTGCTACCGTATAAAGTGCATTGAGAAGTGTCTCATACAACGTATCAAATGCATTTGAATCGAATTTATTCGATACAAACTCAAATTTACCCATGTCGTCTAAAACTATACCTGCTCCAACAATATCAACTGGCAATCCTTCACCCTTGAGTTGTTGCCCTGTTATTACAGGCACACCTGTAATATATTTGTAGTATGCGTCTGTTGCTTTACTGATTAAATCCTCAAGCGAATCTAAAATACTAATCCAGTTCTCTAATTCACTTTTCCCTTCACTCTCATTTACTTCATTTGTTGTTTTATACACAATCGGAAGCCCCGAAAGATTCGCATATCTTCCTGTTAATCTTAACTGTCCACCTTTGTTATCATACGTTTCTACTGTATCTTCTGAATACACAACATAATAATCAATCCCATCAACCATATATGCTTGTATAAATGCAATCATTTCATTATCATGATTGTAGATTGGGAAACCTTCACTTGCATCAATCAGCTTACTTTTGATTGTATTCTTATCTAAATAAACATACTCATACACTTGCCCATACTTCAACATCTTATCTAAAATCCGATAATTCAACCGATCATATTTCCCTTGTTTATTTACTTTCTGATACTCATTCACAATACGCTCTTTACCCGTAATCGTTACTGGATTTTGTAGCAAGAATGACGTTTGGAAGTTAAGAAGTGTCAACGCATGATTCAAAACAATTTTTCTTGGTACGTACTCCTTACCGCCAAACTTTTCATTCGGCTTTTGAAGAATCTTATGTTTTCCATCAAGATAATCTTTTAAGTTTAATACATTCATTACTCTTTGCTGATTTGTTACACTCTGTACTTCCTCAACGAACCAATCGCTACGCCCTTCATGGTATTCTTTTATGTATTGTTGAAGATTCATTTACTATTCCCCCTTTTTTAAAGTGAAATAAAAAATGTGTACCAACTGGCACACCCCTGCACGAATATGCACAATACTGTGCAAACTCGTTCAAGTTTGGTATCTTTCGCTCAACAAATAAAATTAAATATCAACATAGTACTTTGACTGTTTAAGTGCTTGTACACATAATGCCATTGCCATTACCATATCATCATGATAATTATTTCCTTTTTTGTTTCCCATCTTTCCTTTTTGCTCTTGATATATCTTCATTTCCTCAAGCGTACGTACACATTCAATATTGATATAACCAAGTTCAAACGCCTGTTTTAAATCTTCTATAATTATCGGTTTGGTAATTCTTGTTGTAGTGAAACCTCTTTGCATTTTACGCTTTCCACGTTGGTCAAAAATCTTTTCTTTCATTAAGTTTAAATAGCCATGATCTTTAAAAAGTTTCTCAATAAACGGCAATCCTACGTTATTTCTTTCAACTGCTGTAAAAGCGTAATTATAGAATCTTAAAAGCGAATTTGCTATTTCAGCCATCTTGTAAACTGGAATGTCATTTGAATACCAACTTGCAACCTGTTGACCATCAGCGTCTAAAATACTAATTGCCGTATAATCGTTGTTACCTCCAGTCCCCGATGCCACGTCCACGCCTGCATAGTGACGTACTTTTGGCTTTGGAAGATGATAAATGAAAAGATTTTTGTTTATGTATGGTTTTAAAACATCGGGCAATATGTCATAAATCTCTTTTGTTTCAATTGGCTGAATCACATATTGCAACCGTTCAATAATCTTATTAGTATCAAAGATTGACTTATTGCTTTCCGCAAATGCCTCGTCTGGTGTAGTCGGAAATTCCCTTTTAAACTTATCCAAACTATTTGTCGCTATATAATAACGTCTAAACATCAATTGTCTATATGTAGCACCATATTTATCTTTAAGAATCTTCTCATCATGATCTAAATCCTCATATGTCATTCTGCGTCCTTGATTATTTGCCCGAAACCACGCTTCTGCTTCGTCAAATGTATGTTTAAATTGCTTCTCATACGCTTTTGCTAACCACGAATAGAAATGTGCCTTCCAAACACTTTCTTTGTCACGATATGCCTTCATAAACATCTCTTGATATGTGTTGTAACCGTATGCTGTTGATTCGATAATGATTGAACTAGATTCATTCTTTGCGAGCGCAGGAATACATGTCGCAATGATTTCATCTTGTACATCTTGCGGATACTTTGCCATCTCGGACAAGTGGATTAATTGGAAAGTATTACCTGAAATAACATCTTCTCCTTGCGCTGTCGCGATAATAACCCTGCTTCCATTCTGTAAATATAGTTCGTCCCTGTTATTTAGTAATGCTTTAGGAAACAAATCTGGGTATTTCTCATGTGGTAAACTCCTGTACATCTTTTTCAATTTGACAAATAAACTCTTTGAAACAGAAGCATGATGTGTCATGATGATATAGTTTGTATCGGGCTTTGTACATGCACTATAAAGCATGTACGCAAGAGAGAGTGTTGTGAATCCGATCTGTCGTCCTTTTAAAATGATATTATATTTCCCCATCTGACCCATGAATTGTTCCTGCTCTGGATTCAACACGAACGGTACAGTATCACCGTTATTGTCAACGATCTTAATGAAATTTTTCGCAAAGAGTTTAAAATCATTCATAATGATTTTCAATTTTTCTTCTTTGGTCAATCTTTTAGCCAATCTAATCACCTCCTACGACACCTCCTGTCGCAAATAAAAAAGGAGTGCCATTACGACACTCCTTAAAATAGAAATTTTATTTGTATAGGATTTTTTAATCTAATTTTTCTTTTCTTCTCACACTCTTAAAATGATGTTTCCGATGGCAAAAATCGTTTCCCACTATGGGAAACGTTCATGGGAAACGATTGGGAAACCATCGGGAAACAATGAGGAAACGTTGTGGGAAACATGGGAAACTTATACTACAATACTAAATCATCCTCTTCTTCTTGCACTTCTTCTTGTTTCGTTTGTGTTCGATTCATTGCTTTTTGAAGTTGTGTCATGTCCTTATGCATTTGTAAAAACAATTTCACTGCCTTCTCATCACCTTGTTTCGCTTTTTCTGAAACAACATCATACACAGTTTCAAGGTCTCGTTGCATTTTGCCCTTCATATATAACATATACAATTCAAAATACTCATCCGTTTGTTCCCAATTGTGAAAAACCGTCATTGTACGTCTATCCGCCCATTTCAAAAACTCTTCATCAGACATAGCCAAAATATGCGCATTTTTCGGTGTACGTATTTGAAACTTCCGCATAAAGTACGCTCTTTTACGCCAGTCCACTTTTTCAAGTGCTTTATGTATGCCTTGATTTCTCATTTATATCATCCTCCTTATTTGATTAAATAAAAAATGGACTAGCTTTTTGCTAGCCCATGATTGAAATTCAAAAAGGTTATCTTTTTGCGGTATATATAATATATGTGTATTTTTACTGTATTATTTATTTATAATTCTAAAAAGGTTATATATTTGCGGTATATATAATAATATAAATAATTAATAATAAATATAATATAATAATAAATATAATATAATAATAAATATAATTATTACTCTATATATTATATATACCGTAATTTTGTAACCTTTTTAATTCTAAAGTATATAGTTAAATGTTATATGTTATATATACCGCAAATTTGTTACCTTTTTAATTTTTATTTTGCAACATACTCATCTGTTCTTCAATTTGCATCGCCAGTTTTTGTTTTTCTTCAAGTTGTTTGTAATATGTATATACACTCATTACTTTTCGTTTTTGATACTGTTTAGCAATATTTGTGAAATTAGTTGGCTCATTTATAAAATACGTATTTGGCATTTTTTCACCTTTTCCAAGCCCGACAACAAAATCTTCTACTTTACAGTGAATCATATTATATTTTTTTAATGAATCAAGATATTTATCGAGCGTCCGCCCTTTAATCGCTGTTTTTCCTTCTAATGTTTCAAGTGAAATTCTATATTCACCGTAGATTTGGTTCATACAACGCAAAAAGGCGTACAGGTAAAATCCTGTACAGCTTAAATCATTATTTGTCATACAAAAAAGAAATACTTCAAACGGTATTAAGTGAGTGTTATCAACATAAAAGAACGTACCGTCAACATATCCATCGTCATATTCTTTTTGCATTTCTTCATTATCAGGATAACGATAAAATGCTTTAATTGGGAATTTAATTTTATAATTTTTCGGTACATTTAGCATTTTTATATATGCTCTAAATTCTTTGAAGTCATCGATATATTGAAATTGTAGCCCATCAATTTTATCGTATGAATAACTTAACGGAAAATCTTTTTCTGTGCGAATATAACCTATTTGCTCAAGGATTCCATTTTGCTTAATTAAATAATCAAGTTTTTTATAATTCTCGTTGTATCCTAATATTTTTTTAATAAATTTCTGGTCAATGAGTTCATTAACCGTTCCATACTTTGCATATCTATAAGCCCAAGTAATAAAATATATATATGAGTAAGCAAATGCGATATGTGAGGCATTATCAATATTCTTTTTTAAATCCTCAAAAATCTCATTAGGCATAAAGATTTTAGATTCATAGTTATCATTGTATTGAAGCAAATTAGTCATTTCTGCATAAGTCATCATATTTGCATACCTCCTAATAATTAACGGTTTTTATATTCTTCTAGTGCTTGGTTGAGTTTTTTAGTGCGTTCAAAAAGCGTGAAAATCATGCCTGTTTTCAAATGCCGTCCTTCACATATATAGTCGATATTTTTTTCATATCTCAAAAAATCTCTCAACCTCTTGTCGTAACAAAAGAAATAGTTTTTCATTTTTGAATAATCACCCCTAATTTATAATAGTCAAAGATAGTCAAAATGTCAAGAATAGTCAAAGTCAAACAAAAGGCAGACAAAAAAATGTCCGCCTCAATGGTATGTATAAGATACAAAGTTTCTTTTTGTATAAGCGAGCGAAATAATCCGTTCACGTTCTGGTAACTGTATGTATGTTTCATGATTTGCTCTTTGACATTTCTTAATCAGTTTAAATTGTTGCTGTGGTAGCCCTATTTCCCAATCAAAAAACGGCTGAATTGCATCAAACTTAATGTCTGATTGCAAACAGCCGTCTTTATCAATTGATATTTTTTCATAGAGTCCATATTGTTTAATTAGACCGTAAAAATATTTTATATCTCTTTGTTTAAGAATATCAATTAATTCAGTGAAGCCCAATTCTTCAAGCCAATTGGTATGAATCGGTCTAAAATAATCAGAATAGAAACCCTTAAAAGATGTATCAATTGCAAGCAAAATTTCTTTACTTTCCGTTGTTTTTGGTAATGGAATATCATATAAACTCATAATCAGCATCAACGTTGACAAGGAATATTTGCTTGTATAGTTTTCGCATGAAATATTATGTATTAAATTCAAATTAGCGCAAAGTGAATTATGTTCATCGTTTTTCGTTCGTTTACTGATATGATTATCGAAACAACGGCTTTTCAGAAATGCCATATCAACGCCGATTGTAGGTAAACTTGTTTTTTGATAACGATAGAAATTTTCGAAATCGTAAAAGTAATTTACCTTCCAATTGCCATTCGTAATTTCTTTTAATAAACTGCAAGAAACAGCACTATCCACATCATCACCAAGAATAAGGTCATATTTTTTATCAGTTTCATTAATCCAGCTTGGGAATAGTTCTCTAATTTCTTTCTTCATATAGTACAGTGAAAGAAAGAGAACACTCCCGCCATCCTTTTAGAAAAACTCAAAATAAATATTAATTTTTTCGTCAATAACCCTTTTACAACCCTTCATTATTGAAGGGCTGTTTCCTCCTTTTACTCCAATTTGAAGTAAAAGGAGGCGGTTATGACGTGTTCCGTACTTTCTTCACTTTTTCACCTCCATTTTCTTTTTTCAATAAAACGTGAATTTTATTTTTCATCTATATATTCTCTATACTTTTGAATTTTCTCTTTAGACATGCCACATTCACCCCTCTCGTATCTCGATAAGAGAGATTGCGAGCATTGTAGTACTTGTGCCAGTTCTTTTTGTGAAATTCTCTTTTTTCTGCGCTTAATTAAATACTCATCACGCAATTTAATATTCATTTCCTTTCACCTCCAATCAAAAATATGAGTAAATTTTTTTATAAAAAAAGAGGACACAAGCATTAAGCAAGTGTCCCCTTTTTGGCTATGTATTTAATTATTCAGTAATCTCAAAAGAAACTGCGGCTTTATCATTTAGAAGATTTACGCCTGCTTGAGTTTCAAGATAAATGGATTTTTTACTTCCCGAAACTGCTTCTACTTGTGCATGGAATGGAATAAGTACAGGCATTTCGATGTAGTTAGGATTTAGTGCAAAGAATTTGTTGTTACCAAGTTCTTCGCAAAGAATGAAATTAACTGTACCGAAAACGGTAATATATTGTTCCATGTCAAAGCCCAAGAATTTATCACGGGCATAAAATTCAACATTTCCCAATTTATTCAATTGTTTTTTGATACGTGCAGGTACAAATACAAGAATTTCATCGGAAACACCTGCATCGTACAATTTGCCGATTGCTTCTTCAAAAGCATCAGCAGTTAATTGTCCAGTGACTTTATGATCTGGATGAATTTGTGCAAGAATACCGTCAGTTGTATATACTCCGTTGCTATATCCTTTTGTGCCGTGAATAAATTTATTTTCCATTCTGCGTTTAATTGCTTTTGTTTTCTTTTCTACTTCATGGGCAAGTAAATCGTTAATACCTACTGCTTTAGAATACTGTGCAGTATTTGTTACAGTCGCAGTAGCCGCAAAAATTTCAAGATAATTCTCACGTGGAGCAAGAGTATCTTTTACAAATGCTGGAGCATCCCCACCTTCTGCAAGCGTTACTGCGCTATCTGCAATTTCTTCTGTAATCCAATGCACTTGTGGGCTAGTCGCTTTAACTGTTTTACTCATTAAGAAAGTAACGAAAGGATTTTGTTTTTTATTCACTTCGATTAATACATCTTTTAAATCATAATTTTGTCCTACCGCAAAATCTTGTGAAGTAAACATATTATCATCCTCCTAAATATTTTTTAGTTTTATAAAATAAAAACGACATGAAAGATTATTCTTTCATGCCGAATAACGCTTTAATCATATTTTTTGTATTCCCTTCCCGTTTCGCTTGTTCATAGGCAGTCATTTGTTTGTGATCGCTTGGTATATAACCTGTTTCAATTTTAATTTCATTTACAATAGCAGTAAGTTTTTTCACAACATCTTTTAATTCATCTTCATTAGATACCTTTACAATGTCAGCAAACTTTCCCAAACCGTTCTCTTTAAGTGTTAATTGTACTTGTTTTTGCCACAACTCTTGCTGTTTTGCTTCAATCTCTTTTTGTCTTTCTGCTTCATTAGCTAGTGTTTGCTCCATTTTCTCCATTTTTGCAACAAGTTCAAGATATGTTTTCATATCCACCGTTTGTTGTTGGTCTTGTTGTTGTTGCTCTTGTTGTTGATCTTGTTGTTGGTCTTGAGTTTGAGTAACTTTTTCGTCAGACATAATATCTACCTCCATTTTCATTAATTAAATCGAATTTTTACCGAACCCCTTGCGAGAATCGGTTTATTATTGTAAATTCCCGAAAATTCAAAGATAATCTCACTTTGATTCATCGGGAGTATATAATCATAAAAATAGACACCAACATTTTTCTTATTGGTGTCATCTAATGTTATCTGTTCAATTTGTTGTTTGTTTGTATTATAGATAGTTAATTTAACATCAGTCGGTTCAACGGATTGCCCATCAAACGTTTTAAAATGACATCGAAACCGTACTGTATCGCCTGCCAGTGCCATCATATCACCTCCACACTGGAAGGATTTTCGATTGCGTATGTATTAGAATTGTTTTCTTCATGATGAGCATAAGCATATATTTTCAATATTTCTTTTTTTGTCTGACAAGAAATGTTTATTTGAATCGGCTTTATGTACGATGAAATATTTCTATCTTCATTTTTTGTAAGCGTTTGATTTTGTCTTATAACCGTTTCAAAATGAACAGGTAATATAAAACTATTCACTGAAACAAATTCACGTTTATGGCGTTGTACAATCGTCTGAATGTGTTTTGCATATGAAGTAACTTCTCTACCCTCTTTTTTAGCTTGTATTTGCAACTGTACAGAAGATGAAATATGCTTTGCGTATGATATAGTTTCCTGACTTTCATTTTTTGCTTGTGTGCTTCTATTTGTATTAGAAACTATATTTTTTACATATGAAACGACTTCAATATACATAAATAATCACCGCCTATTGTTGCGGTACTTGAATTTTAACGCTCAATGTCAACTCATCTTGTGCAGTTTCAAATGTGAAAGGTGCAAATGTTTCTTCTGTCATGATTCTATTTTTCGTGTCTAATACTTGAATTTTTGTAACTGTTGAAGGGAGGGAAACATCAGCACCCGTAACAGTTAATGAAATTTCAAGTACTGGATTCGATTCAATTTCAACTGTTTCAAAAATCTCCTCGCCCCAAGGCGTTTCACCTGTTTTAATTTGTTGTGTTCCTTTCGTATGTGTCCACTTTGCTTTTGTGCCGTCAATATTTGTTGAGAAAATTTGATTATCAGAAGCATCTTTTAGTACAACCTTTTTCCAATTCTGTACGATATGCTCACGAATTGATATGTAGCCATTAGGTTGAATTTCAGCCATTCATCGACACCTCCAGTTTCTCAATTTTTTGCTCAATTCGTTCGATTGCTTGAACGATACGCTCTTGTGCTTCATTTTGTTTTTCGATTTGTTGTATTAATTTTTCTTCACGCTGTTTGGATTCTTTTCTTGTATCGACAAGCAGCCAAACGAAAAGAAGTGCAAATACACCGTTTGAAACAAATTGCTCAATTGGAATAGAAGTTAAATCCATTTGTCAAGCGCCCCCCTTTCACAAAAAGTAAAAAATATGAGTAAAATTTTTAAAAAAATAAAAGAGTGGACTAAAAAGCCCACTCCGTAAAGAAAATGGAGGCGAAAAAGCGAAAGAACTTGTGAAAATGACAATTGACGCATATGCAAATCACAAAGAATCTCGTATTGTTGAATGAAGGAGATACCCTTCATTCGTTGTCGATTGAATCGGCAACCAGTGAAAAATACCTCCTCATAAATAATGACATTTTTTTTATTAAATATATCAATATCAACATAAAATTTTATAGCTTTCATAATATAGCTTTTTAAACAAGTTTTTTTTAGGATTTTTGACGTAATCATCCCTCACTATATTTCATACTACAAAAAGTTTTTAATTTCTCCCTATTTTTTCCTGTAACTTCCCCTCATAATATTATATTCTATGAAAAAAAACTTAATTTCTCCCATTTTTTTGTCTTTTTAATTTGTGACAATTTTGTGAACAATTTAAAACGGTTATTTTATTATAATTTATTTTATAGCTTTCATAATATAGCTTTTTTAAATGATTTTTTTTACGCTTTCTGACACAATTATTTTCTACATTTGTTGCAATATGGATGAAAACCATCTTTACTATCTGCTTTTTTAGTAAAATATCTATCATTACTAATTAACTTAATTTCACTGCATTTACTGCATTTTTTATATTTACATATTTACCTTCCTTTGTAGACCATTATCTCATTTTATAAGAAAATCAAATATAGTTGATATTATTGAATTTTTTATACTCAAGTTGAACGCTGAGTTTTTACCTTACGTATATAGTAATAATTCAAATATTAATTTTGACACTTTTTCGCTAAAATTTCACATTTTCTACATTCATAATATCACCCATAATACAACCTTAATTTTAAGCCGATTTTTTCATTCTACACAATGAAAAACTTTAAGCAACCTCAAACAGAATACTTTTATATTCATCATCCAATTTCTTTTCTACAATGCCCCAAAAATAAGCATAAATATTCCGTACTTTCCGCCCTCGTTTAATGTTTCGTACTAATTGTTTAAATGAATCAATAGCCAATGAAATACGATCATCCAGCGAATAATAAGAAAGGTAATACGTTTGGATATGAATAACCTTCCACAATTCTTCAATCGTCTTATAGTCGTCATAAAAGCACTTCACAAGATCACGAAACTCTACTGGCACTCTGCTACTTGTAAATGAACCGTCAAGATTTTCTTTTTGCACGTTTTCATTACGTTTATTTAAATGATTGCTAGTTTCTAAAAGATTATTAGTTTTTTGGGGTGTCAATTGTTCAACAATATTTTCTTGATTTTTAGCGACTTTCTCCTGTTTCGTATCAGAAATAGGGGTGTCAATTGTTTGCGAATTTAAAAAGCGATTAAATACCCATACGTTTGATGATTGTGAACCATTTTTTCTATGAGTTGTGTAAACTGTAAGAATCCCTAATTTAATCGCTTTACGTTTCATACGATGAAAAGTGCTTTCGGAAACCTCTCCAAAGCGTTCAGAAATAGCTTGTAAGAGTTTAGAGGATGATGTATAAAATTTTGTGTAAAGCATTTTGCTAGACCAAAAGAAAAAAGGTAGGGTATTCTCTGATTGGACGAAAAACATTCTAAAGAAAGGAGAACCCTACCTATGTCTAAAAGTATATCGAATATCGACTGGGCAAATCAACTGGAAAATGTCATTCGTCAGTTTGTAAAGGAAAAATTAGAACTGATCATGCGGGAAGAAATCAAGAATTTCCTCGAAATAGAACAGGCCGGAACATCAAATATGAGAAACGGCTACTATCAACGAAATCTAGATACGCAATATGGCCGGATTGAAGGTCTTTTGGTCCCTAGAGACCGAAACGGAGAATTTCAAACCCAATTGTTCGCTCCTTACCAACGCCACACGGGCTGGCTGGAGGAAGCCATCATTAGGATGTATCAAAGTGGCATGAGTACACGGGAAATTGGCAAGTTTATTGAACGAATTCTAGGAAATGCTTATTCTCCAGCGACGATCAGCCGGATTACCGATGTCGTGAAAGAAGACATCGAGAAATGGCACCATCGTCCACTATCCAAACGTTATTCTGTCTTATATTTGGACGGCTTGTACGTGAAACTTCGCCGCGATACGGTAGAGAAAGAAGTCATTTATGTGGTGTTAGGAGTGAATGAAGAAGGGTATCGCGAAATTCTGGATTTCTTCGTGGGAGGACAAGAAAGCGCCTATGGATGGCGGGAGATTCTCCAACAGCTCTACAAAAGAGGCGTCAAGGAAGTGCTTCTGGGCGTATTCGATGGACTACCGGGGCTGGAGGAAGCCTTTAAGGCGGTGTATCCGAAAGCCGATGTGCAGCGCTGTGTCGTTCACAAAGTCCGCAACACCCTCAGCCGTGTTCGGAAAAAAGACCAATTCGAAGTGGCCGAGGATCTCAAGCTGATTTATCGCGCGCCGAATAAGGAGATGGCGTTACAAATGTTTCAACAGTTTGAGTCGAAATGGTCCAGCAAGTATCCGAGAGAAGTTCAATCTTGGGCCAATGAGTTGGATGTCCTCCTTACATTTATGGATTATCCAAGCAGTATTCGAAGTGTGATTTACACGACGAATGCCATCGAACGAACGATCAAGGAGATTCGGAAACGCCTAAAACCGATGAACAGTTTGAATAGTTTAGAAGCCGCTGAAAAAATCGTGTATTTGACCATTCAAGATTTTAATGAGAAATGGGCAGGGCGAAAGTTAAGAGGATTTGCCGAAGCACAGGAAGCCCTCCAGCGAATGTTTGAAGAACGTTACAATTAACCAAATACTGTAAATAACAAAGTAAGGGGATTCTCCCTTTCCGCACAGGAGACAGAATATTCTGTCTCCTGTGCGGAGGAAACCGACTCCTTATCTATTCCAAATCCATTCAGAGATACCCTATCTATCTTTCATTACACAAAATTCTTGACGGTACCGTTTAGAGATAGATATATTACTTACACCTACAACCTTTACTGAAAAGCGTAATAACGCCTTAAAACATATTAATTCTGATTTAGTAAAATCCTTTTTGTGCTGCGCAAGAAATGCTTCCATGTTGTTATTTAGGTCTTTTAAGTCACGAAATTGTGATAAATGTTTAAATTGCTCAATGTTACCTGCTTTCATAAAAAATATGCCCCCTATGGTATATTTTTAGGGCATACTCAAATAAGCGTACACCTTGCCTATTTTTAAAAAATAGTGTATGCTTTATTTAGCCGAATATTTATATTTGAGTATGCCTTATTGGGAGTGGATATTTGCGGTATCCACTCCCGATTTTTTTATTATTGTGCAAAATTCAATGCTTCAAACGCCTGTTGCGCTTCTTGAAGTGCTTGCTCTTGAAATGACGTATCTTTCCCTTCCTGTTTAGCTTGTTCAATGTCTTTTCTAATGATCTGCATATGTGAATATAGCGCAACTTTTAATGTGACAAGTTCGTTTTCAGTGAGTTTTAGTGTTTTCATCATGTCATCTCCTTCTTCTATTTGAAAAAACATTTTCTATCGGCGAAAATGATTTATGCTTTTCAACTACATCGTCAGAAAATAGATTGACGTAATGTTTCACCATTTCCATTGAAGAATGTCCTAGAACGGCTTGAAGTTCGAAGATTCCAGCACCTGCTTCAACAGAAAGCCGTGCGAAGGTATGTCTGAATTTATGGCAAGTCGCATGGATACCACATTTCTTTCCGTACGATTCAATTTGCGCCTGCATTTGTCGTTTTGTTAAAGGAGTATCATCAACAGAAACAAATAGATAATCATGATCTAATGTGCCACGAATTGCTAAATATTTTTTTAACTGCTCTTTCATTTGCTTCTGAATCGGTACATATCGTTGCCTATAACCTTTTGTATTTTGAATTAAGATTCGTGAACGCTGAAAATCTATGTCGCCTAATCGAATCCCGACACATTCACTTGCTCGTATCCCTGTTTCTAAAAGGAGCATCATTATTGTTAAATCTCTTACGCCAGTGAAAGTCCTTAAATTTGGTTGTTTAAAAAGGATATGAATTTCTTCTTTTGTAAAAGTCGGCACTGCTTTTTTACGGTCTTTAAGTAATTTGATTTCATGAAAAGGATTTTGTTTTTTAGAAATGATTTTTTCTCGTTCAAGAAAGTTAAAAAACGCTCTTAATGCACGCAGCCGAGTATTGATCGTTACTGTTTTACAATTCTTCTGATTTTTCATGTACAAAATGACATTCTGTTTAATGATTTCGGGTGTCATTCTGTAAATATTAACTTCAATCCCTTGTTCACGAAGAATTTTATAGAATACAGACAATTCATTTCTGTAATATTGAATAGTTTGAGGACGACAATTCCGTATTTCGCAATCTTCAAGGAATTTTTCTAACGCTATTTGAAAATCAATAGCATCAGATTGTATAGAATTTGTGTGCATTTCAAAAATTTCATCAGGGGATAAATTATTATTACGCCTTGCCAA